TCGTTGTATAGATCTGACTTGACTTTCTCCTCCATGGGTTCTTTATTGCGATCCTCTAACGGAGTGTTGTCTTCTACGTCAATGATGATCTGTTCATCAGTTTGATCGTCTTCAGTCGTGACTTTTACGTCATCCAGTTCGTCTGGAAATTTAAATGTTGCCATGTTGTTCCTTATTTACGGCGAATGCCGCGTGGATCATCTACTACTCCCTCAACAGAATCGTCATTGATCACACGGAATTCCTTGCCGTGAATGACCAGTCGCGTTCCTGAGTTAGGTCTAATCAAGATAAAGTCACCCTTCTTGCAGTACGGGCCAGTTGGAAACCGGCTTGCGTCCTTATAGCAGTCTGGGCCCATGTCCACTACAAATAACACAGTGGTCAGGGTTTCCTCAATCATGAGAGTTTCTTCCGCTTTTACGAGTCCGGACTCTCCGTATTCTTTCTCCATCTCAGGGATAGCACAAAGAATTCTGTAACCAGATGGGCGGGGCAATTGCTTGGCCTTCTCCTCTGGTTTGTTCAAGATCTTGGATAAATCCACGGCCTTGCTTATGTTGAGATTTGAAATCTCACTCGTCATCGTCATTCGTTACTCTTTCCTGTAGGTCTATGATGTATAAACGTGCAGTGAGTAGACCTTTAACCTCTCCACACATTTTTTTGTACTCCGCAAAATCTTCAGCCTTGCCATCAGCTATCGACATTTGGAGTTGGGATACTCTGTCATCTATCTTAGAAGCCAGAAGTTTTAAATACTTGTCAATCATTTCTTGCCTCTCATCATTTCAGCTAAGAGTTTGTTTTTCTCATTCTGAGCGTCTTGGGCTAACTCTTGTTGATCCTTCTGAACCGAAGCCTGAATCCGCGCCATATCAGTGTCCCTCTGAGTCGTGATTCTCTCGCGCTCAATCTGCTGTTGTGACTGCTTGAGCTGGGCATCAGTCGCATCCTTCTGAGCCTTACGCTGTGCTTCTTGTCCTTTAAGCTGCAACTCTTGCTGTTGCATCTGAATCAAAGGATCTTGTTGCATAGCCGCCGCTTGAGCTTGCTGGGCCTGTGCAGTGTTGGCCTGTAACAACTGGGCACTTGCCTGTGCGATGAGCTGTGACAGCTGAACTTCCACATCCTCTGGCAATTTTTCCTCTGGGCCGGGGAGTGGTACACCCATTTGCTTCTCAATTAACTGGCGATAATGGTAGCCCAGATGATCGGCAATGTGAGCTTGCATGGCCGCCATGATCTGGTTGGCCATTGGGTTCTGGCCTATGGTCTTTAAGATTAATGGGTCTTGCATGAACGTCTGGTGTGCAGCAATGTGAGCTTGTTGGTCTTGGTAGATAAATGCTTTCATTGGAATACCTTTTAGTGCGGCCATGTTCTCGCTGACTGGGTCTTTGGGTGTCTCATCATCAGGAAGAGGTACAAGTTTCTGGGCGTTCTTAATTCCCAAGACGTCTAACATCTGTCTATGTAACTGTGGTAAATCATAGATCTGAGGAGCCTGCTGGGACAGCTGGATCACCGCCTGATATTGAACAATCTTCTGCGCCATCGTGGCCGCGTTGGGATCACTCACAGGAATTACTTCAACTAAATCATAGTCAGATCGCTTTGCCTTACGTGATCCCTCTTCGGGCTCGTAGTCATACTCATCAGGTGTGTAGTCTCTGATAATGTCTCTTAATAGACTCAGCTCTTGCTTAAAGGAATAGTGAACCCGCGCCTGAACAGCGGTCATTACCTTTAACGATCTCTCCAAAATAGCCAGGGTTGTACCAACAGGTGAGTTGGCAGACATATCAGCAACTTTAATGTCAGATGCAGACGCAAACTTACGGCCTTCGTCAACAATCTTATCTAGTAAAGAGGCCAACACCTGTGACGGCTCTTTATAAGGTAGAGCCATGATGTTGTCTTTGATAGACCCACTTGGTACGTCTACATCGCGCCACTCAGCTGGGCCGATTGGAGTGTCGTCACCTTTTACCCTGAGTCCTCGCGTCTTAAATCCACCGGGTAGGTTGGCCAGCGTCCCTGCATCCACCAATTGACGCAGAATTGACGTACCAGACTTGGCAAATGCGCCAACTAAGTGAATTAAACCAAAACAATAGAATCCAAAGCCGGGAACGTAGCCATAGTGAACGTAATGTTGACGTTTAGCATGAAGCTTGTCACCCTGTCTCCAGTTTCTTCGGATCGCCAGACACTTCATACTGCCATGCTCAACCGTTACCACATAAGGCAGGGCAATTCCCGTGGGTTCTCCGTCTTTATCAGTGTGCTCGTAACCCTCTAAGTCAAGATCTACGTTCATCTCAAGGATTTTGTAGCGGTCATCCGACAAAGCGCGGAATCCCATCTTCTCAGCAATCTTTTTCTCTACTTCATCCAGTGAATTGTTGGGTTCTCCAAGCTCAATGTCGGCATAGAAGCCTGCAACCTGAAGTTTACGCAGCTCGTTCTCCGTTTTTCGCATAACGTGCGTAACGCGAGGGGACGTTTGAATATTAGACGCGCCGTAAGGTACAACTAAATCTTCAGCCGGTACAAAAATAGAAGTCTGTCTGTCAAAACTTGGATCAAAGTAGACTTTCTTAAAGGCATTTCCTGAAAGACCCAGTCCCCAGACCATTCTTTCGTGCTCTGGACGGAACTCTGTCATCACATCTGTCAGTTGATAGTTCATATCATCTTGAACACGGATGGCGGCGTCCTTTTTCTCTTGTGTTTCTTTACCAATGATCTGGGTCTTCACCGGCCCAGCGGCAGGGAACGTGCTCATCATGATCTCGGCTTGGAATTTAACCAGTGCTTCAGACAAAAGCGGGTGGTAAACACCACAAGCACCAATCCAAGGGTCAGCCCTCTCCTCAATTTTCATCCCCAAAAGCTCTAAACCGTCTACATACGTCTGCATCCAGTCTTTTCTTGAATTAACATCATCGTCATAGTCACCAACAAGGTCACTCACTATCCCGCTTACGACAGAATCTTCTAAATAATCAACTAAGTTGGCGTCAAAGTCATCCTCTTCTTCACCGCCAATATTAATTTCTACATCACCAACGTTAATTGTGACCTCCTCTGGGTCAACAATCTCAATTTCAATGCCGCCATCCTCTTCAGTCTCAGGCATCAGTGTTTCAATACCCTCTGGGGCGGCGTAAAGTGATTTTTCAATGGACATATGTATCCTTAATAGTAAGAAGCCTTGCGTCTAAACGAACGAACTTCGTCCTCTTCGTCTGTCTGCAAACGTATAAACCCGCCTTTTCTGAACCTTATCAGAGCTTGTGTAGCAGAGTCAACCAAGTCATCATGGTCTGAGTTTGGAAAAGCAGCCATCTCTTCCATCAACTCATCAGCCCAGCGCGTAGCTGGCGCCCATACCCTACCACTGGCAAACAAATCAGATACAGAATTAATCCTGACCATCTTATCATTACCCCTTGACGGCGTAAACTCTTGAACAGGTATCCCCATTGCCCTCAACTCAAAGATCAACGGCGCGCCAGAAGCCTTGGCCTCAACAACAAAAGCATCCGGCTCCCACTCTTTATAGTGATTGAACGCCTTCTCCTTTAGTTCAGGAAACTCCATCCTCTTCTTAAACGCATCAAGCAAAATAATGTGAGCATCATTCTGGTTCTCATTCATGTAGAAAACACCCCAAGTCGTACACGCAGAATAGTCAGCCCTCTCAGACTTTAAAAACGCCGTGTCCCAGCTCTGAATAATAAACTCACACTTTGGTGGATCTTCTTCTTTCCACTCCTTCCACCACTCTCTCTTTACAATCGCTCCCTGCTCACTGGTCGGGCTCTGCTGATACTGGGCATTCCACTTGGCCACAGGCAACTCAGACTGCAAAGCCTCTAACTCTTCAAGGTTCCAATACTCAGGCCATAAGGGTCTACCACTGGGCAGGATCGCAGGGAAGTCAATGATCTCCCAATCATCATTACCGTCCTTCTCTATAGAGGAATGAAGTATCCGGCCAGTCAGATCTCTCTTAGCCCATCTCGTCATCACAACAATAATTGCCCCTCCAGGTTGGAGTCGTTGCCGTGGCCCAGATGTGTACCACTCATAAACTTTATCAAAGACAGTAGGATCTCCCTGTGCCAAGGCGGCCTCTTGTTCAGAGTGGGGATCATCAATGATCAAAAGATCCGCGCCCTTACCCGTTACCGTTCCTCCCACACCAATCGCAAAGTATTCCCCATTCTTATTTGTAGACCAACGTCCTGCCGCCTTGCTGTCTGACCTCAAATTAACATTGGGAAATATCTTAGAGAACGGCTCACTGGCTACTAAGTTCCTTACCTTACGGCCAAACCCCACAGCCAGCTCCGCCGTGTTCGAGCACTGGATAATCTTCCTACTAGGATCTCGCCCTAAAAACCAAGCCGGTAAAAGATAAGAAGCAAACTCAGACTTCGTATGCCGAGGAGGCATATTGATAATTAATCTCTTTAACTTACCAGAAGCAATCTCTTCAAACTTCTTAGCCATCACCTTATGATGCCGCCCGTCAATGAACCCCGGCCACATCGCAAGCGTGAACTTCATGAAATCATCAAAAGCCTCTTCCCTCTGTTGGCTGGCTTCTAATGAATCTAAGTCGTCAAGGTAAGAGGCTTGTTCGTTAGAAGGCATCTTAAAGAAAGTCTCAGCGGCGGCCTCGGCTTCTGGTTTAGTAAGGTTAAGGGCAAACATCACCCTCCTCACAAAAAGATCAACCTCCTCTTGCCTCTCTATTACTTCTTTCTTATTCAAGGAAGGTTCCTAAGTTTCAAGTAAGACGGGCGCACACTACGTGCCGAATTCTTAGCCCGCCGGCATATCCCTAAGTCACAGAGCTTCTTCACTACACGGTGTACATTCCCCCGCCCTCTATCCCCCGTATGGAACATGATGTCATTAATAGACGGCCCATACCCAAAGTTCTTCCAATACTCATCTATCACAAGAAACACAGTTCTTTGCTTTTCAGTCATACAAGCTCCTATACACGCCTCTAGCGTATGCTTAATTGCTTCTCTATTCTTATGTATCATTGTAAGAAATCAGTAAGGTTTTAATTAACACTGTTAATTAGCTTTTGTAAGTTTCATGAAAGGTTCGAATTAACACTGTTAATTACCCCCCACCCTTTTTGTACAGAAAACACATAGGGGGGTCATTCCTCATCAAAGTCCAAGACGATGTCAGGATTTTTTTGTGCACCCCCCCACTCTTTTTTTTCTAGTGTTTGAATGTCATTTACCGATGTTTGAATGTCAGAAACAGTATGTGTATGTGCACCCGCGCGCACACCCGCGTCAGGCGCGCCCACCCCGCCCGTGGGTGCGTCAGGGGGCGCATCCGCAGACCCGTCACCCCTGATTTCCTCAAGCAATGTGAGCCCATCGTCCTGCTTGGCCGTCACATTCGTCACCCGACCCAGTCGTTCTAGCAGTCTGGTGCGTATGTCCGAGCTCTTATGGATGATCGTGCTCTCCTTACGTTCAAGGAAGGCACCAACCTCGAATAGGTTGCCTATCATCTGCAAGGCCTTCATGCGTTGTGCAGGTGGCCAGTCATCATCAAGGGAGTGCTGGACGAGCTGTTGCACCA